GAGCCCTTCATAAAAAAGGTGGAAAAGCTGACAAGAACTGGATGCAAAAAGTTAGTGCTTCAATTAAAAAAAGAGGAACTAAAGGAAAATGTACACCGATTACAAAACCAGGATGTACGGGTAGAGCTAAAGCTCTAGCAAAAACATTCAAAAAAATAGCTGCAAAAAATAAGAAAGCCTAATGGCGACACGAAATAAAACAAAATTTAAAAACAACTGGTTTACAAAACTAAAAAAACCTAGTGGTGTAAGTGAACCTTATAATGGTTCTTATATCTCTGGAAAATTAGGTGGAGTAAAGGTTGGAAATGAAAGTTTAAAGAAGTACTATAATAAAATAATTAATGGATTTAGAAACTCTAGTATATAAATTACGTCGTGGTCTAGAGCGACGCGTGCAAGCCTTATCATTATCTATTACGTCTGGTGGGGTTGACAATATGGAAACCTATAAGTATATAATAGGTCAGATTAGTGCACTGGAATCAGTGCGACAGGAAATCTCTAACCTGCTTGATGAAAAGGAGCCAAAAAATGCAAGAGTCAACATCGTTGAAATCCCAAAAGGAAATTCAACAACCAAACCAAAAGATTAAGCTACCTAATAAATCATTAGTAGGAGTAAGGCCCTCAAAGCCTAAAGAAGTCACTAAAGATTCTAAAAAATTACCTCAACCTACGGGTTGGAGAATGATAGTTCTTCCATTCAAAATGGATGAGAAGACACAAGGGGGAGTGCTAATAACGGACAGCGCTTTGGAACGTCAACAAGTGGCGTCACAATGTGGGTTAGTTTTAGCAATGGGATCACAATGTTATAAGGATAAAGAGAGATATCCGGATGGTCCATGGTGCAAGGTCAACGAATGGGTTGTCTTTGCCCGATACGCGGGATCGCGTATTAATATTGAAGGTGGGGAAATTCGTCTTCTTAATGACGACGAAATTTTAGCAACCGTGCAAGATCCTAAAGATATTTTGCATGCTTTTTAACATAGAAGGAGAAAAACTATGCCCACAGAGAACACTAATGAAAAACCATTAGAAAAGGGACAGAAGACTGTTCCTCTCGATACATCTGGACCAGGAGCGGAAGTAATCGTTTCTGATGAAAAGGATGAATCGGTAGTAGAAACAAAAGACAAAGAACCGACAGTAACCTATACAGAACCTGAAACAACGGAACAAGAACCAGAAGTCAAGGAAGAAGAAACAGTTAAAGAGATTAAGCAGGAACAAAAACAGGACGACACTAAGCTCGAAGAGTATAGCAAAGGAGTACAAGGGCGTATTGCTAAGCTAACTCGAAAAATGCGTGAAGCAGAACGCCAAAGGGATTCTGCAACTGAGTATGCAAGAGCCTTAGAAGGTCAAAGACAAGATGATCAGAGACAGTTTACTAAACTGGATACTGATTATTGGAAACGATTTGAAACAAATGTCAAAACTGGCATGGATTCGGCGCAACGAGAATTGGCCGGAGCTATTGAAGCTGGGGATGCAAAAGCTCAAGTCGAGGCAAACAAAAGGATTGCTACATTAGCGTTGGAGAATGCGAAAATGGAGCAAGCCAAAGAAGGTAGAGAAGACGTCAAATTGTCTGACGGTGGTAAATTACCAACACAAACTCCAAGAGAATTACCTTATCAACAACCAGCTGATCCTAAAGCGGAAACTTGGGCAGGAAAGAACAGATGGTTCGGTCAAGACCGAGCTATGACGTTCACTGCATTTGAAATCCATAAGGATCTTGTTGAAAAGGAAGGATTTGATCCTAAATCTGAAGAGTATTATGAAGAAGTTAATAAAAGAATACGTGTTGACTTTCCTCATAAGTTTGGTACAAGTGAAACTATACAAACGACTAGGCCCGTTCAGTCGGTGGCTTCTGCAAATAGAAGCGTAAAACCTGGTCGCCAAACTGTGAAACTCACACCTTCACAAGTCGCTATCGCGAAAAAACTGGGTGTGCCACTCGAAGACTACGCAAAACAATTAAAACTCACGAAGGAGGTATAGCGTATGAACAAAGAAACTAAAACAACTTCTCGTGCGAACCAAACACGGTCAAAGACTGAGAGACCAAAAGTGTGGGTTCCTCCATCTTCTCTAGATGCACCCCCTGCGCCTGATGGATTCAGGTACAGATGGATCAGAGCAGAATCTCTTGGATTCGACGATTCTAAGAATATTCAAGGCAGATTAAGATCTGGTTATGAATTAGTTAGAGCCGAAGAAGTCGAGAACTCTTCTGATTATCCAGTACTCGATACTGGAAAATACAAGGGGGTAATTGGGGTCGGTGGCCTTTTGCTTGCAAAGGTACCTGACGAGATCGCAAACCAACGTGCGGCTTATATTAAGAGACGTACGGAAGGTATGAACGAAGCAGTAGACAACGATCTAATGAGGGAGCAGCATAAGAGTATGCCGATCAATATTGATCGACAATCTCGTGTAACCTTCGGTGGTACAAAGAAGTAATTTTATTTCTACGGCGCAATGCCTATCACTGAATTTTTAATAATCGTTCACAGGTAAAACTGTGAACATAGGAGACGACAAACTATGGCTAATACAAGTACAACGGGATACGGATGTAGAGCAATTGAGACTGTTGGTAATACACCAGCAACTCAAGGGCAATCTAGATACAGTATCTTGTCAGGTTTGGGCGTGCGAATCCTTAAGAATGAACCAATTGGACCACAAGACGGATCTGGTGACGATGGCTATATGCAAAGTATAGCTCCCGCTACTATGGACGACACTGGTACAGGTGGAGCTTCTTGGGATGCAGATACTACTACTCCAGAGGTTTGTGTAGGAATTTCAAACGGCGTATTTTACGTTGATGGAACTACGAAAAAACCTACGTGGGGTAATTCAGTAGCTGCAAGTCAAACATTCGCAACTAACCCAAATACAGGTAGCAGCGATGGTTGGGTATTCGTTAATGATTATCCGTTCCAAGAGTATATGATTAGAGCAGACGCAGTAATAGGATCTACTATTGCACTAGCTCAAGCCGCTTTTTTGGTGAAATATATGAACCAAAATAATGGTGGAGCTGGCTATGAAGGCCAGTCAACAGCTACTCTTGATTATCAAGCAACTACAAACAACGGTCGAATGTGGAAAATCGTAAGAACTGGTGAAGTACCAGAACAAAAAGATGTAACCGCAGCAGGCTGTGATGTAGTAGTGGCTTTTAATACGGGCGCTAATCAATTCCTAAGAGATGATGCAGCATAAGGAGAATAAAACATGGCAATATCACGAGCGCAGTTAGTTAAAGAGCTTGAACCAGGTTTGAATGCATTATTTGGACTGGAATACAAGCGATACGAAAACCAACACGCTGAAATCTACAATATAGAATCTTCTGACAGAGCTTTCGAAGAGGAAGTTATGTTATCAGGATTCGGAAACGCACAGGTAAAGGGCGAAGGTCAAGGAATTGCATTTGACGATGCACAAGAAACCTTCACCGCTCGTTACACTCATGAGACAGTAGCTCTAGCATTTGCTATCACTGAAGAAGCTATCGAAGATAATCTCTACGATAGACTTGCTTCTAGATATACAAAAGCTTTGGCGAGATCCATGGCGAACGCTAAACAAGTTAAAGCAGTGTCCCCAGTAATTCAAGGTCTTCCGACTACGGATAATTTTGATTCTGGTGATGGTGTTTCTTTGTTTAACACGTCGCACACTACATTAGGTGGCTCATTTGCGAACACATTGGCAACGCAAGCTGACTTAAATGAAACTTCATTAGAACAATCTCTAATCGATATTGGAGAAATGACTGATGAACGTGGACTTTTAATCGCAGCTAAAGGCGTGAAAATGATTGTTCCGCCTGAAAACCAATTTAATGCAGAGAGATTGATGAAATCTCAAGGTAGAACTGGCACAGCTGATAATGATATCAATGCAGTGAACAGTATGGGTATGATTCCTCAAGGTTATAGAGTGAATAATTACTTAACTGACGCTGATTCTTGGTACATCATTACTGATGTTCCTAACGGCATGAAAATGTTCGTTAGAACTCCATTAAATACAGCAATGGAAGGCGATTTCGATACTGGAAACGTTAGATATAAAGCTAGAGAAAGATACTCATTTGGAGTATCCGACCCTAGAGGTATCTTTGGCGTAGAAGGCACGTAATAACATTAGAAATGAGGCCGCCTTAAAACGGCCTCATTTCGACTATAAAGATAGAAATTCCTTATGAAAAACTTCCGAATACAAATTCGATATAATGGCTATTATGCTGACTTTAATGTTTCAGCTGAAGATACAGCCGAAGGTATTGAAAAATCAATCCTTGACAAACTGGGAAAAAATGAGGTAAAACTGGAGAAAGATGGATTTACTTCTAAACGAGGTAAATGGATAACCTATGAGGAGGTTACAAATGACCGAAGATCTATACAATACGAAACGGTCCTTGGAACTAGAGTGGCAACAAGAGCATCTGAAGGACGGGAAGCATAATATCAGGATGATTGAGATTAATAAAAAAATCCAGGATATTATTAAAGAGATAGTTGCCAAAGAGTTTGAAGCGGATACTCTTCAAATTAAAGTAAGTGAAGCCAAGCCCGAAGTTTCGATAGCCACCTAAGCGCTATCAAAAATCATACATTTCCGTAGGGATCCCTTGCACTAAACGCAAATCTGCGTTATAGATTAAGCACTATACAATTATTAACAGAATCTAGACGCGTATAGTCGACGGCCTAGAGACTAGATTCACACACTAGGAGGATTATAATCATGGCAACAACATTGTTTAGAGGCCCTATTTTGCACGGGAAGAAAAACGAAGCAGGAGTAACTGGATACAACATAGAACAGAAGGATTCCAATTACACTGTCGTTATTAATAACGGCGATTCAGGGAAAACACTCTTATCAAACACTAAGGATGTAGTATTCACACTACCTTCAATTGCTGTTGGGAATGTATATACATTTGTAAATACAGGAGCAGATGGTCAAAACA